TCTTGCCAATACTGCGGTATCTGGCGTCAGACCATAGTTTACCATCTGTCGAGCGTTCCAAGCCTACTTTTGGGTCCATCGCGTCAGAATTACCTACACCGCTCTCGACGGTGAGTTCTAGCTCTGGAAGCACGAAAGACTCCATATTGTTCTGAAAGGGCTGAGTCACAATAGTCCTCAGAATATTGTTGCCATATTCAGTATAAATATCTTGAGAAACCCTGCCGATTCGGCCATCCACAAAATCACCAGCCCACAACTCATTGTATGCCCTGATCAGTGCGTTCACTCTGTACGCACCAAGCGACCCATTAACCAAAGACTTTCTTTCATGCCATCGCTTAGAGATCGCGTCATAGACGAGAGTTGTCTCAGGTAGAGCAAAGCCCACAAAGTAAGCACCCTTATCAGCGTATGCCCAGGAATAAATATCTTTTACCTGATCCTCTGTAAGAGCGCTGAGCTCCTTGTCGATCGCAGTGGTAGATATCTTCGCCACACTGTTACCGCTTAGAGCCCAGATTGCAGGTGACTCGTTAGCACCAGCGCCAACAAACACAAACGTATCCTGTATTGACTGAATGCTAAACGGGCTCGATATACCCTTGCTCAAGAACAGTCCAGTGCGCTGAAACGGAAAGTCAGCACCGCCAATGTTTTGAAATGCTTCTATCGTCTGCGAACCGCCGATAAATAGCTGGTTCTTAAATACAACCGGAGCAACAATCTCATCCGGGTCCGACTCAGCAGTACCGAAGTCTAGTGCGTTATACGACAGACCATCATTCAAAGCACTGACAATAAACTTCTTAGAATCTGTAGTAAGACAAAAATAACCATCTATATAGACTACCTGCTGCGGGTTACCGTTAGCTGTGAAGTCAGCATCCGTAATCTGAGCGAACGAATCCGTAACGTGGTTGTAAATGTAGCCGTTACCTCCCGGCACTAAAACCAGCATCTGCGTACCATTGTCAGCCATTGATACTCTACCAGATCCGTCTATTTGACCGTGATCTGTTAGAACATAGCTGGCTGACATACTGTATAGCTTTCCATCAATAACAAAGTAAGGCACACCGTTCATTTCATGTGCGCCACGGCAGTTACTGATGTCACTTGCGCTAGCTACTTGTGTAAGACCGGGCGTACCAAACAGAGTCTCCTGATTTAACGCAGGAGCCTGAGCTATATTCGGATAAAAGTTAGTGCATTCCTGAGCCGATATCGGCAGAGAATCGCTCTCATAATATCCGTTAGCTATTGGCAAAATAACCTTCGGCATTAGTTCACAATACCCACAATTGCATCAATCAAAACAACATTATCTGTGCTCGTGTCGTTACCAATATAAAGCTCAATGTAATCATTTTGAGCCAGGGAAACATTGAAAAACGTAGAAGCATTGGCAGACTCAGCTGAATCAACCTTTCTGGTTATTTTGCTGCCAGCTTCAACTGTTCCGTTTTTAGCAATTTGTATGAATACTTCTTGATTGTTTGCAGCAACAGGACTAAACGTAGCACTAACGTGAACAGCAGCAACTCTCGCAGAAGTACCGTTGTAGACAATCTTTCCTGTTGTATCTCCTGTGAATCCAGACTGTATGCCAACAACATAGGTTGCAGAAGCCTTAACGGGAGTACCAGCAGTTGATATTGTTGTTGCTCCAGTGTTTCCTTGAACACTAACCTGAGCGTATGGTTGCGCTTCAGCGTCAATCGTAACGTAGTTGCTTGTTGATGTTACGCTTATTCCGTTTCCTCCAACAATACTCGCTATATCAGGAGTTGCGTCCGTTACGTTAAGTAACAACGGAGAGCCAGTAGAATCAGCAGCAAAGTTATGCTTTAGCTCAACGCCGTTCTGAGCCGATACACTAGCCAGTATGCCAGCGCCGCTCTCTATGTTTCTGATCTTGTTTACTGTGCCATCAATGTCCAGAACAGCCGTTCCGGTAGGATCACCAGTTTGCGTGATCGAGCCAGTAACACCTAGACCATTAAGAAAATTTGTATAAGTAATCTTGTAATTTGTGCCGTTTACAAAGTAGTCCATAAACGCGCCAGACTCTACTGTGGTCTTCGCAACAAAATCGGACTTCTTCCTGCCTTGTGATCTGTCAACCATTTGTGTTTAGCTCCAAACCGATCGAGCCAGTGGACTCCGCCAGGATATCCTCTTCTGACTCTGGATAAAAATGTCCGGGGAAGCCGAAGAGCGTATCTTCGTTGCCTGAGCCAATCGGCAGGGTTGCGGGCATCTTGGTCTCGCCCATACTCTGACCGAGCAGCCTCATGGTATTGAAGCCATCACGCGCAGCCTTCACCAGACCCTGCGAGATCACCCCGTTGTAATCTGGAGCCACCTCTATCGCCATGTTAGCGATCAAGCCCCTGAGAGCCCCTGTGGGGATCGTTACGGTATCACCCAGGTCAGAGACCTCTGTATATCCTAACTGGATACCCTGAGCGTCTAGCTCGCTCATATAGTTATTCATAGCGAAGATGAAGTCACTATACTCATCAGGCTGCAGTGGAGACTCACTAGCCTGTACCAATATCCTTTGTAATGCTGCCTTAGCAACCTGCGCGACTGTAGCCATTACTCAAACTTCATGCCTCTTTGTTTGATCTTGCTCTGTACCTTCTTAGGAAGCTCATTCATATGAAACAGAGGCTTGCTCGATTTCGTATGCTTCTTGCCGGAATGCAGAGAGCCGTCCGGCATCTTGTGGTACTCACCAGTATGGAGAGAGCCATCCTTCGTATAATGCGGTACACCCTTAGCCATTACTCGTAGGTTCCGTTCTTATCCTTGTAAGTGCTTTTGCGGTTCTTCTTTTTCTTCTTGTCGCCCTTCTTCATTGCGCCTTTCATGTTTCGCATATTGCACCTCACTCGAATTTAGCCCTAGATGTCTTTTTGGCAACCTTCTTCGGCTGCGCGGAATGCTGCTTGCCCTTCTTCATATCAGCCCGCTTCTTGCGTGAAGTGGCCTCATACTCCTTCTTGCTCAGCTTGTCTCTCGCCTTCTTGGGAAGGTATCGCTCCCCGGTAGCGTCTTTGCCCTGAGTGGAGTTCTTGCCGGACTTGGTTCCCCAATCCTCTTTGGTCCACTTGGACAGATCCTTCTGAGCCTTGCTCTTCTTGCCAGTGTAGCCGCCGCCCGCCTTCTCGTATTCCTTAGCAAGCAGTTGGCTCTTCCTGGCTGACCACTGACCGGACTTGCCGCCCTTGTCACTAGCCATGATTCGGTTCTTGATGCGCTCTCTGAGTTTGGGTTTCGTGTAGTTACTCAAACTTAGCTCCCTTCATCGACTTAGCGCCCTTACACTTCCAGCGCTTGCGACTCAGATTGTTGGGAGTATTTGGATCGTTCTGCTTCTCCTTCGGGAGCCGCTTCTTGATACCAAGAGACCGGGCGCAGTAAGAGTCACCCTTAGCTGTACCCGGCCTAACACGCGGACCACCGCCTTTGGCTTTCCCGGCCTGCCCGTAGGAGACTTTCTTGCCGCTGGCGGTAACCTTTACTTTTGCTTTGCCTTTTCTTGGTTTAGCCATAAAAAAGTAGGGGACCGAAGTCCCCTATAAACTCAAAGGAGAGTTACACACCAAAGCCTTGTCCAGCCATAAACGGATTGAATGTTGCGTATGCAGGCAACAAGTCAAAACGAATCTTCTGGGTGTTAGCGTCACCATCTGCGTACTTACTTACACGGATGCTCATACCGTCTTCGGTAGTCGCAATAGTGTCAGTAGAGTACAGCTTAGGCAGCTTCACAGTACCCATACCGAAAGCCTGCTTAGTGAAGAACAGGTTTGGCTGGTACAGAGTAGCTGAAGCACTCAGGATAGTAACCGCAGCACCGCTAACTGGTGCAGCGTCTACAGTGTTGTACTGACCATTAGCCTCGTAGATAGCAGGACCGGCAACAACGATATTGCCTGCGCCACCAGTAAGAGTTACATCAGCAGTCACAACACCTGTCCAAGCCACGTTGGCTCCAGAGGCATCGATCATAGCTGTGCGAGTGTCTAGGTTCAGACGGTTTACATTAGCGATAGTTACCATATCACCAGCCTTCACAACCATACCAGAAGTGAATCCAGTAACAGCCAGAGTCTGAGTCATAGTGTCTTTCGCTGTGACGTAAGTCGCATCAGGAGCCCCATTCAGAGTACCTGCACGGTCAGCGCCAGTGCCAGAAGTAAAGCTAGCCAGAGCGTTAGAAGTCAGAGCTCGCATACCGCCGAAGTTCTGAGAGATTTGTGCATTCTCCCAAGCGGTGCGGACCAACTGATCAGACGCATTCAGGCCATTCTGTACGTTAGCAAGTGCGCTAGTGGTGAAAGGGTTCATCAGGTAGTAACGCTCTGCAGCTGCAGGTACGCCGATGGAATCCATCAGTGCGCCAGCGCCTGCGACATCACCCCATGCGTCAACGGCAGTGCCGTGAGAACCATACTTCAGAGAAGAGTTCTTGAGCATATAGCTGGCAAGATCGATCTCCAGGTCAGTCACGATGCGTCGAGCCATAGGAGCAAGGATCTGCTCCAACTGATCAAGCTCAAGAGCTTCTTCCACGTTGCCCCACTCGGTAGCTACGGTGAAGTAGTTCTGAACAGTACCAGTTGCTTTACCAGCAATGATGTCTGACTTGGTGCTAGCGGAGATATCACCGCCAGAAGTACGGATGGAGTTGTAGTCGTGCGGACGCTTGAAGTCTACAGTGCTACCACTTGAAGGGTTGA